AGCGAACACCGCGGAGAACGTCAGCAAAGACGGCTGACTCTCCGGGTACAGCACGTTCTGCTGCCACGCGCCCGCGTAGCTTTCCTGTATCGGCGAGTTCAAGACGTTGTACCACCCGCCGTTACGCGGATAGACTGCGTTCAGTTGGCGCTTCGCCGGAACTGGCAGCCCTAAAGGCTTCGCGCTCAGGATTGGAAGCCGGTTTACTTGCAGGCCGAAAGGGAGTTTCAATTCGCTTTCTTCTTGCGTGGCGCTCGGGGCTTTTTGATGACTGGCTGGACGAACTCGACCGGAGCGGGAGCCATGCGCGGGAATTCCGGCCGCATTTCGCGGTCAGCGTAACGAGCCACACGAGCGGCGACAAGCACAGGAGCGAATTGCACATCCGCTTCGTATGACTCGCCAACCGCAATCGAACGGTTACGGTAGGAGTGCCGTTTCAACGCTGTGATTTTCATAAGCAAAAAGAACAGGGACCGCCACTAGGACGGCCCCTGCTTTGGGAGGAATTGAACTAACTATTCAGCGGGAGGCTGCGGCGCATAAGCGCAGTTGTCGATCCACTCCACGGAAGACGCCCGGGCCTTCTTCCATGTGATGAACCGCTCCGCGCGGAGCGCCACCTCGTTCCGCTGGAACATGTTGTGGTAGATGAGGTCCGTCGCCGGGGACTCTTCACCCGTTGCGGGAGCATCCGACATTTCGATGGTGGCCTCGCGGGACACGTCAACCCGCACGCCGCCATCGTCTGCGAACAGGATGTCGGATGCGTTGACGAGGATCAGGCGATCCGAAACCGTCTCACTCACCACCACCGGCACGCCCAGAATGGAGCCGCCCGTCATCGTGACGCTCGGGAACTCCGGCTGACCGAGCGCGTTGACCTGAGCCGCAAGGCCCATGGCCGAAGTCGCACTCATCAGAACGACTGCCGTGGTCGGGTCTTGGTTGTTGGAGATGAACGCCGCGAACAGCGCATTCATGTCCACCCGGAAATCCGCAGCCGTCGGGCCGCTGGAATTGCCGACCGCGTTCTTTCCGTTCAGGATCGACGCAGGCGACACGTTCGACACTTCCGCGACGTTCGGATCGACGAACTGGCCGTCGAGGAACTGGCCGAGACCCTTGATAAGCAGATCGCGTATGATGGCTTCAGCCGAAGGCGAAGAGAACCGCGCCAGTTCTTCCGAAATCACAACGATCTGCGCGGCCTTGGCCCATCGCAGAGTCGCGCTGGAAAACGCAGGAGCGCCGACCGGCTTGTTCCGAGACTCGCCGACCCACTGGCCTGTCGTACCAGTGCTGCCAATCGGGATGGCGATGTTGAACGGCACGCGCCGCAGGCCTGGGATACGCCCCAGCAGCGTTGCGGGCCGCAGAAGGTCGATGAACTCGCTGGCAAGCTGCTGCGCGCTCGGAATCAACTGAGACGCCCAGCCGCTCGTGGTCGTGTCACCGGCCGCAACCGTGGCACGCAGGTACGCCGCAACTTCCGGCGTGTCCTTGTAAAACTGCTGCGCCATCTGAGCCGCGTTGAAGTGGTTGCCGTTGGCGCGGATCAACGCGATGCACGCGCGGGTGAATCCGGTGCCCTTCGGCAACTCCACGCGCTCAACCCGCGACAGCCCCGGAGTCGGAGCGATGGGACGGTGCATCCGCACTTCCAGCGGCTCTTCGGCGGGCTGCGCTTTGCGAGCCGCGCCAGCCAAAACCTGAAGCCGCGAGAGTTCCTTCTCGTCGGCGGTCACTTCAGCCGCGATGGGGTCATACTCGCGGGACTCTTCGTCCGTCAGGCGGGCGTTCCCGGCCGCTTCGGACGTTTCCACAATCTCCGTCATCCGACGCCGGTTCTGCTCGATACTGGCCTCGAAGGACGCAATTCTTTCCTGAATACCTTTAGGCATTGCTTTTCCTTGTCGTTGGCCCGAGACGCCGGGACGGGTTGTCGGTGGTGTCCTTCGTGCGGTCGCCGGAACCTCGCGGCCAAGCGCGGCCAGGATTTCGGCATCCATCGAACGGACGGATGTAATCGTTGCGTTTGGATCAGCAGGCACCGGAACCGCGGACAGTTCCAGCCATTCACTTTTGTAGATGCGAAACCCTGCAATCGTCTTGTCGTAGGCTTCTTCGAGAGTGCGCCATCCGATTGACAGCCCGCGCACCGTTCCGGATTTAACGAGATTCCAGTACTCGTCAATCTTCGGAGACACGCCAGCCGGCGCAACCTGAACGCGCACGCGGATTCCGTCTTTCTTGACGCTAGCGTTCGTGACGTTGCCGAATGGCTCCGAGTGCCGGTACAGAAACGGAATCGGCAGTTTGAACTGGATTCCTTCAGTCACCAGCACGTCGCCGTCACGGGCCTGCATCGGCGTGGTGGCTACCCCTTCAATGGTGCGCTTATCCTCATCGACCGCACGCACACTGATCCACGAATAGCTTCTGTTCATGTCACCTTCCCACTGCGAAGAACTGGAACGCCGGGGCGTTGTTGCCGACCGACAGTCCGCGCACCATGGCAAGCGCCACAGCGCCGTCAATCCGGCCCGTTGCCTTCCGCTTGTCGAACTTGCGATTTCCTGCGGCGTCAGACTCGACGCGCGCGTTGTTGATGCACCACGTCAGAACCGGATGGTTCCCGTGCCGGAGAGTTCCGTTAAGGAGCGAATCTTCGAGAGCCGTAATGGACGCGCTCATGGTCAGGTCGCCGCCCTGAAAGCCTTGTCCGTGCTTAACGAGCGTCACGTTCGCGCCGATGGCGTCGAGTTCGCGCGTCAGGTCGTCGATGCGCCACGGGTCAACGGCTATGGAGTCGATGTCATACTCCGCGGCAAGCTCCGCAATCTTCGCGGCCACGAAGTCATAGCCGATGGTCTTGCCTTCGGTCGCAATCAGGTGGCCGTCTTCGACCCATTGCTGATACGGCGCCCGATCGCGGTCGCCGTGCTCGCGCAGCGTGTCCTTCGGCGCCCAAAAGAACGGCAGAATTGCCGACGTGTCGTCGTCCAGTTCGAAGTCCAGAATCAGCGACGTGAGGTCATTCTTGCCGGAGAGGTCGAGCGCGCCGTTACAGCGCCTCCGACGCAAAGACGCAAGCGGAACCTTCCCGCCGTTCTGCGCCCACACTTCCGGCGACACGAAGGGATTCTCCGAGCCGACCCACTCGCAGAAGTTCAGGCGCCGCGTCAGCGATTGCTTCGACGGCATTCCAAGCGACTCGCGGACTTCCTGCTCCAGATACGACCGCCGCACAGACACGTCGAGCAAGGGAACGGCTTTCTTCCAGACAGTCGGATCGGTCCAGGAATCGCCCTCGTCCAGCCCGCACACGTAGCCGAAAAACTGGTCGTCCTTCCTCTGGCCGCTCGTTACTTCGCCCGCGTACTCGTGATAGCGCAGACAGACCGACGTGTTATCCACTACGCCGCTATTCGTAATCATCAGCGCCAGCGCGTTCGGACGCCCTTTCAGGTTCTTGCGCCCGAACTCCACCATGGCGTCGGTCGGATGCTCGTGGACTTCATCGAACAGGAAGCAATACGGGCGGAATCCGGACTTACCTCGACCTTTCGACTCGGACGAAATAGGCCGAAAGAACGAGCCGCTTTCTAGGTGGGCAAGATTCCACACCTTCGTCACATCGCCGTCTTTGCCGCCTGACTTCGTGATGTGGCTTGCCAGGTCTGGCGACTGGTCTACCATCGTCACCGCATCACGGAAAAGAATGCGCGCCTGATCCTTGTCGACGGCTGCGCTATAAACTTCAGCGCGTGCCGCACCGTCAGCGGTGAGCATGTAAAGCCCGATACCGGCAGCGAGCGGCGACTTTCCGCAACCCTTCGCCATTTCCACGTAGGCCACGCGGAACCGGCGAGAGCCGTCAGAATTGAGCTTCCATCCGAACAGCGACCCGACGATGAACTGCTGCGCGGGCGCCAGGATGAACGGCTTGCCTTCGTGCTCGTTACCCGACAGACGCAACACTACCGGGAAGAAATTAAGCACCCACTCAGCGGCCGGCCAATCCCACCAAATGCCGCGCGATTCGTCTTTGGAGTCTTCGAGGTCTTTCAGGTGACGAGCACACGCCGCGCGCACCATCGGCCCAGCCACTTCCTTGCCGGACACGACATCGAGCGCGTACTGCTCGACCGGATCAACTTGTGCGGTTTTCAAAATATTTGGCGGCGGGACTTGCGCTTTGGACTGGCTTTGTCTTGATGCGGGCGCGAGATTGCGCCCCGCTCATCCCAAAGCATTCGGCGATGCGTCGTTGCTCTGTCAGCAGGTTTCCAGTGAACTCTTCCGGCTTCTTACGGAATCGCGCCTCCAGAATGCAGTACTTCGCAAACAGGTCCACATCCCAAGCTGTCAGCGCGTTCTTCGCAATCAGGTCAGGCGCTTTCTCTTTCCAAATCTTCGCGGCGACGCCTTTTACATGCGACGGCATAACCACTTCGCCGCCCGGAACCGGCTCCGTTTCAGTCGAAGCGCCGATCTTGGACTTGCCGCCCGTTATGTCGAATACCTGGGCTGAATTTGGCTTCTGGCCGCGATTCATTGAAACCGTTTCAGAGTTTTATGGGCGTTCGTGTGCGTAAAGG